CCCGTATTTGGACCTCATGGTGGAAAAATAACTCTAGGTGTAATAGAATATTGGGACAATGAAGTAGAAGGTTTAAAAGACGATCAAGACGGTTTAAACGAATTTTATAGACAATTTCCACGTACTGAAAAACATGCGTTTAGAGATGAAAGTAAAGAGTCTTTATTTAATCTAACTAAGATCTATCAACAAATAGATTTTAATGAGGATTTAAAAAATTCACTATCAATAACTCAAGGAAGCTTTCAATGGGAGAATGGTGAAAAAGATACTAGAGTAATGTTTGTACCAAATAAAAATGGTAGATTCTTGGTGTCATGGGTGCCGCCATTACAATTACAAAATAGAACTGTAATAAAAAATCATAAAAAATATCCAGGTAACGAACACTGTGGTGCTTTTGGATGTGATTCATATGATATATCAGGTACAGTCGATAAACGAGGCTCTAACGGATCTTTACACGGCTTAACTAAGTTTAGCATGGAAGACGTGCCTCCAAATCATTTCTTTTTAGAATATATAGCTAGACCACAAACTGCTGAGATCTTTTTTGAAGATGTACTTATGGCTTGTATATTTTACGGTATGCCGATACTTGCGGAGAATAACAAACCTAGATTGTTGTATTATTTTAGAAGAAGAGGTTATAGATCTTACTCTATGAATCGACCGGATAAAAAATATAATAAATTATCAGTTACAGAAAAAGAAATAGGTGGAATACCTAATTCAAGTGAAGACATTAAACAAGCTCACGCAGCGGCTATTGAGTCTTATGTAGAGCATTTTGTAGGATTAAAAGAAACAGGTTACGGAGATATGTATTTTCAAAGAACCTTAGAAGATTGGGCTAGATTTAATATTAATAATAGAACATCGCATGATGCATCTATTAGTTCAGGACTTGCTCTAATGGCTTGTAACAAGCATAGATACGCTCCAAGTAATAAGATTAAATTACAACCAGTAGATTTAGGTATAAAGAGATACAACAACAAAGGAACCACATCAAAAATAATAAGTTAAATGAATATATACACTAACACCAATAGCGCCTTTCCTAGTCAAGTGGTTAGCGATGCAGAAAAAGCAAGCTTAGAATATGGAAGTCAGGTTGCTATGGCAATTGAAAACGAGTGGTTTAGTCAAGGTAGAACTAACGGTAATAGATATTTAACTAACTGGAATAATTTTCACGACTTAAGGTTGTATGCTAGAGGTGAGCAATCTCCACAAAAATATAAAGATGAATTATCTATTAATGGTGATTTGTCTTATCTTAATTTAGACTGGCAACCAGTTCCAATTTTATCTAAATTTGTTGATATAGTTGTAAACGGTATATCACAAAAAAGTTATGATATAAAAGCTTACGCTCAAGATCCTTCGTCAGTAAAGAAAAGAACTGATTATGCTTCTCGTATATATGAGGATATGTTGGCTAAAGATTATTTACAAGAATTAAAACAAAGTTTAGGTATTGATTTATATCAAAGTCCTGATCCTAGTACTTTACCAGAATCTGAAGAAGAACTAGAGCTTCACATGCAATTGTCATATAAGCAAAGTATTGAGATAGCAGAAGAAGAAGCTATATCTTCTGTTTTGGCTCAAAACAAATACGATCTTGTTAGACGTAGATTAAACATGGATTTAACAGTATGTGGTATTGCTGCTACTAAAACTGATTTTAATACTGCAGAAGGTGTTACAGTTGACTATGTTGATCCTGCTTATATGGTTTATTCTTATACAGAAGATCCTAATTTTGAAGATATATATTATGTAGGTGAGGTTAAGTCTATAACTATAGCAGAACTTAAAAAAGAGTTTCCAGACATTAGCAAAGAAGAACTAGAGCGTATACAAAAAATGCCTGGCAATCGTCAATATATAACTGGTTATGGAAACTATGATGAAAACACTGTACAGGTAATGTACTTTGATTATAAAACTTATCACAACCAAGTATTTAAAATAAAACAAACTGATCAAGGGTTAATGAAAGCTTTAGAAAAGCCAGATACATTTAATCCACCAGAAAATGATTCATTTGAAAGAGTATCACGATCTATCGAGGTATTATATAATGGAGCAAAAGTTTTAGGTACTAACACGATATTAAAATGGAAACTAGCAGAAAACATGTCTAGACCATTAGCTGATACAACTAAAGTTGAAATGAATTACGCTATATGTGCACCTCGTATGTATAAAGGTCGTATAGAATCTTTAGTAAGTAAATGTATTGGCTTTGCTGATATGATTCAGCTAACACATTTAAAGCTACAACAAGTAATGTCTAGAATGGTACCAGATGGTGTTTATTTAGATATGGACGGTTTAGCTGAAGTTGATTTAGGTAACGGTACAAATTATAATCCAGCAGAAGCACTTAACATGTATTTCCAAACTGGTTCGATAGTTGGTAGATCTCTTACGCAAGATGGTGATATGAACGCCGGTAAAGTACCTATTCAAGAACTAAGTAGTTCTAGTGGCCAAGGTAAAATACAAAGTTTAATTCAAACTTATCAGTATTATTTACAAATGATACGTGATGTAACCGGGCTTAATGAAGCTAGAGATGGTAGCACGCCAGACAAACAAACACTAGTAGGACTACAAAAGATAGCAGCTAACGCGTCAAATGTAGCAACTAGACATATTAAGCAAGCTAGTTTGTTTTTGACTCTTAGAATTGCAGAAAACATAGCTTTAAAAATAGCAGATGCTTTAGAGTTTCCATTAACAGAAAACGCTTTAATAAATTCTATATCTACTTACAATGTAAAAACATTAAAAGAAATTGTTAATTTAAACTTACATGATTTTGGTATATTCTTAGAATTAGAACCAGACGAAGAAGAGCAACAACAATTAGAGCAAAATATTCAAGTAGCTTTACAATCAGGTGGTATTGATTTAGAAGACGCTATAGATTTAAGACAAATTAAAAATCTTAAACTAGCTAACCAAATGCTTAAAATAAAACGTAAGCAAAAAGGCAAACAAGATCAAGAAAACCAACAAGCTAATATTAGAGCTCAAGCTGAGTCACAAGCTGACGCTGCTGAAAAAATAGCAATGTCAGAAGTACAAAAGCAAGAAGCTATATCAGGTTCTAAAGTTCAGTTTGAACAAGCTAGTAGTCAAATGGAAATACAACGCATGCAATTAGCATCTCAATTAGAGCAACAAAAAATGCAAATGCAACATCAATTTGATATGCAATTAAAGCAAATGGATATGGAGGCTATAGGAGAAAAAGAAAAAATGATTGAAGATCGTAAAGATAAGCGTATAAAAATGGAAGGCACGCAACAAAGTAAAATGATAACTCAAAGAAAAAATGATTTATTACCAATAGATTTTGAAGAACAAAACACCGCGGGTATTATGCCAACAGTGTAATTTTATTAATTATTTAATTATATTATATTATGTCAGAACAAACAAAAACAAATGAACCTGTTAAACAGGAAGGAGACTTTAAGATTAAAACTAAAAGCAAAACACCTAAAAAATTAGTCGAACAAGAATCAAAAATAATAAAGGTTAACATAAAAGAACCTTTAATTGAATTACCACCAGATGTAACAAAGGTGATAGTTCCTAAAGAAGTTTTAAAAACAGAAGACGATGCCATTCAAATCGGAGAAACAGAAAAAGTGGTTGTGGAAAAACAAACCGGAGATAGCGTTAAAGTGGACGAACAAATACAAGAGTCCAAGCAAGATGTTGAAGAGTTTAAACCAATCCAAGAAGTAACAGATAAGATTACTCAAGAAATAAAAGAAGCTATTAGAGATGAAAAAGTATTAGGTAAAGCTTTACCTGAGAACATTGAAAAGCTAGTTACTTTTATGGAAGACACTGGTGGTACTATAGAAGATTATACTAGACTTAATGCAGATTATTCTAGCATTGATGAAAATACTTTATTAAAAGAATATTACAAGAAAGCTAAACCACATTTAGATTCTGAAGAAATAGATTTTATAATGGAAGAAAACTTCCATTTCGATACAGACCTTGACGAAGAGCGTGACGTCAAAAGAAAAAAACTCGCTAAAAAAGAAGAGATTGCAAAAGCAAAAAACTTTTTAGAGGAAACGAAAACTAAATACTACGACGAAATCAAGTTGAGACCCGGCGTAACTCAAGACCAACAAAAAGCAATGGATTTTTTCAATCGCTACAATGAGCAACAAGATGTGGCTACTGAACAACACGAAGCATTCAAGAAAAATACTAAAGAACTATTCAACGACGAATTCAAAGGTTTTGATATAAAAGTTGGGGAAACAAGTTATAAGTATAATATACAGAATCGTGAGAAAGTAGCAGAAAATCAATCAAACATCAATAATTTAGTTAAGAAGTTCTTAAACGAAGATGGAGATGTAGTCGATACTTCTGGTTATCACAAAGCCATGTACGCTGCTGAAAA